CACGCTCCACAAAGCTGCGGGACGGCGGAATCCTCGTCCGAGCGGGATTCGTGGCGCGTGACTACCGTTGTATAGTCCAAACGGTAGTCACGCTCCACGAATCCCGCTCGGACGAGGATTCCGCCGTCCCGCAGCTTTGTGGCAAAAAGGATATATTTCTGGTCGTACATATATTTTCTGCCTCTGCCGCTGTCGTGGAACTCGACCGTGCTTTTGCAAGCCGGGCAAAAACCTATGTCCTTGTGCTTGCGGTTGATATTTTGAACATCGGCGACACTGTATGTCCGGCCGAGCTCAAGCACCACATCCTTGTGGCAGTGCGTGCAGTAACCGTATCTGACGCCGTTTTCGCGGCGCGTGAAAAGATAACGGCTTTTCAGCAGGACGCTGTCATCAACCCACTTTTCAACCTTCTTCGGCAGACCGTCGATCGACTTGGCAAAAGCCATTTTTTTGGCGTGCCGGTACTGTTCTTCGGTGATTTTCTTCGCTTTCTGTCCCATACCGCCACCTCACAGCAGATCGGCAAGGTCAAGGCTGATAATGTTG